CAGGCTTCTCAAATAGTTTGACAGGTGCTTCTATGAAGTTTTTCACAAAAAGGACGTCGCCAATGTTTAGCTTTTTTGTTAAAGACCTTATATTGCTAACTTTTTTATCAGAAAGGGAAGTTTCTTTCATGGCGAACCACCTTGATGGTAGTAATCTTTTTTGGCTCTTCGTTTCCGCAGTCTCCGAGCCAATCTTTTAGGATTTGTCGCGCTTCTTGAAGTTTGTCTGTTGAGATGTTTTCCGTTTCATTCATTGCATAAAGCTGGTAAATGGCGTCCTTTAGCAAGTAAAGTTTTGCAATCTCTTTTTCGTCACTTGTAAGTTCTGATTTTCCGCATTTTCTAAGTTTTAGAAAAAGCTTTTGAGCGGCAATGTTGATAGCTCTTTCTATGACGGAATCGTCAACAGTAAAAGACTCACTGCTAAAGGTTATGCTCTCTAAAATGTCTTTGGGTACGTAACTTTTTACCTCTTCTACGGTAATAAGGCTTTTGAGTTCCTCTACCGTCATGGGAGCTCCTTAAAACTGGGGGCGGGAAGCCCCCGGAAGTTATACGATTACTTTGCTCCAGCAAATGGCTTGCGGAACAGGAATGACAAAAGGTTTACTCTGGGCTTCAAGTTCTATGTTCTTGCCTTTGTCGTTATAGGTTACAAAGAGAGGAGTGGCTATTGCGCTTGCGGTTCTTGCCTGTTTTAAAGCTCTTAAGTCGTCTATTGCGAGATATCTGAGTCTGAATGGAGCGTCAAGGTCTATCATCACCATCTGGTCGTCAGGAACTGCCTTCACAACGGCTTTTGTTTGGGGGTCGGTATAGACAGAGTTAACGGGTTTAACGAGAACATCGCCTACCATGATTCCACCGTTTGCCATTTCAAGCCTTATGGCTTTTCCTGTGTAGTTGTTTGAAAGGTCAAGGAGAAGTCCGTAGACGTCCACGCCGGCATAAGTAACTACGTTGTTACCGTAGCCGTCCTTTTGGAGCTCCAGCTTCATAGCGGTCATTAGCTTGTAAAACTCAGAAAGCTTTTCAGGTTTTGCGGAGGCGTCCTTCCTCTTTGTTTTTCCAAAGTTAACCTCAAAGGTGTCGTAGCCTCCTTGAACTTTCATCTTGTAGTTGATTTTCCCGTCAAGGGAGTCTATCGCAAGGGCTTCTACGGTGTTAAGGACAATCCTTCTGAACTTGTTGACTTTCTCCTGTATCAGCTTTTCAATCGCAACGTCTCCGAGAGCCATCATGTTCATAACGTCAACGGCACTCAGAGTGTCCGTAATGTCAATCGGTTGCGGTTCAATCAAGCTAAAGGCAATATTGTCTCCAGCAACGTTTACGGGTTCACCGCCTCTCACAACGAGAGGAACGTTCCCGGTAACCTCTTGAATTTCAGCCATGCTGTAAACGGGAGAGGGATGTGTATCAACGTCTTTTGAGTAGAGTTCTTTTGTGAAAACTCTCGGATTGACAGGGGAACGTTTGATGTAATCCTTAACCTTTGCAGGGGTTAAAAACTTTGAAAGGTCAATCTGAAATCCCATCTCTTACCTCCTAAATCGTCCAAATCGTTTTTTCTTCAAGGGCTTTTATGGTGGCTTCATCTGCTTCGCCGGAAACTGTTTTAAGGAATCTGCCGTTTACAACTCCGTGAACGAGGACGAGGGCATTAACGTTTTTGCTCGTGTCAACAGTTCCCGTTAGAACGCCAACTACCTTGTGGTCTGTGTTTGAGGGGTCGTATAGGACGAGATTGCCGTCCGCATCTTCTGCTATTACGCTTCCGGCTTCTAAAACGCCCTGGTCGGCTTTGAGCTGCTTTGTGAGGATTACAGGTTTATGGGGAACTTCTGCTACTACTGTAATCTCTTGGGTTGCGTATGTAGCAATCTTTCCGTTCATCGTTCACCTCCTACGGTAAAGACTTTGGCGATTGACGGGTCAAAGATGTCGGTTTCTTTTTGCTCTGAAGCTGAAAGGGTTATAGGCTTTAAGAGGTCTTTGTCTGGTGGCTTTATCTCTTTTAAAGCTTTTTCAAGGAGGTCAAAGGGGGAAAGTTTTTCTCCGCTTGACAGCTCAATTACGGGCTTGAATAACTTACCTAAGGTTTCAAGGGCTTTTACACCCTCCTCACTCATTCCAACGGATAGAGCAATCTCTTTGATTCTCCCTATCTTCTCTTCCTTGTAGAGTCTTTCAAGTTCGTTTGGCTCTTTTTGGTGTTTTTCTTGGGAAGCCGAAAGGGTTACTTTGACGGCTTCCTGTGCCGCCTTGGCAAGCTCCTTTTTAAACTCTTCACTTGCAACGAGTGCGGTGACAATCGCTTTAACGTCCATCTTTTCTCCTCCTTCACAGCAGGTTGAAAGTTTCATTCCTTGAAAGTCAAGGATTATCAGGTCTTCTGGCTTTACAGAGAGTTTCACTTCTCCAGCGGAAAGCCCTGCAGACTGGTCTGCCGGCGGAACTGCTCCAAGAAGAGCCAAGTGGTGGAGGTAGTATTTGCCGCTTTCTGGGTCCACGTAAATACCTACGCTGAACCCATCGTATTCACCGGACTCAACGCTCCGCTCTATCCATGGGGCTATAAGGAGGTCTGCGGAGATACAGGCTTTTCCGTTGTGTTCTACTTTTCTTAAAGCGAGAACCCGTCCAGCTGCCGGGTCTCCGTCTTTATACTGGTTTATGTGCCCAAGAACTATCGGGGGCTTGTAGTTAAGGGAAGAAAAGGTCTCTACTACTTGGTCTATGATTTCTTCTGTTACCACGAGCCCGTTTCTTTTTATACCTTCACAAACGATTATGACGCCTTGCTTAACCATTCATTCACCCCTTAGATAAGGTCTCTCGGAACTACTTCTCCACTCGTTGTGTCAACCTTCAGGATTACAGCCCCATTAACTGCTACTTCAAGGAAGTGAACGTGAATCGTTAGTTCCATGCTGGAGATTTCGTTCCCGTTTTTGTAATCGGGAGTGGGAACTTCTTCTAAAAAGCCGTTAATTCGTGTAGAAACGTCTTGGTCTTCAACTACACCTTGAGTGGAGGCGTAAACGGTAGCTCTTCCCTTTAGCTTTAGCTGTATGAATCCCCTGTTTTTGTTGAGTTCCCTTAAAACCAGTGGGTCGTTGACTTTTACTTTAAGCTTTGCAGTTATCGGCTCTAACTTTCCTCCCGGAACTTTAACGCCCGCAGGTAAGGCAAAACCGTCGTAATCAAGCATCTTTCTTTTGGCTTCTACGCTTCCTTCTTCTACAAGTCCGAAAAACTCATTGCCGTTAACCCAAGCTTTATTCTGGTCAAAGGAGATAATTCTGTTTCCCATTACTGGTTACCTCCAAATAGCTTTTGGAACACTTCTGCTATTGCGTCGGAGTTGGCTACCCTTTCAATCGTGATTCCCTGAAGCGGTGAGGAAACGGCAAAGTCGTTTATGCGGTAGTGAACCTGACCGAGGGCAAGTTCTGAGGGAGTGTTAAGTTCAAGAGGAACTTCGGCACTTCCAGAGATGATTATTCCTTTTGCTTTCCAAGTATTTAGGATGTCGTCAACGGATTCCCTTATTCTGTAAACGATTGAGGTTGTGGGGTCATTGGGGTTGTCTATGATGTTTTCGTCAAGGGTTTGAACGAGGTTGTCTTCAATGGTTTCGTCAAGAATGTCTGAAACCCTTACCCAGTTTATAAAAACTTCTGCCGGATGGGTATGGGCTGGAAAAGCTGTTGAACAGTTTCCGAAAAGTCTAAAGCCGTCTCTATCTCTTTTGACGGAGATTATTCCTTGACTGTTTATGTATTGAAGTTCGCTTGTGGGGTCGTTAGGAACGTAGGTTAGGACTCTTTCAAGTCCTACAACTCCTTTAAGTTCTTTGTTTGATGGAGAGACGTGGAAACCTTTTTCAAAGTCCGTTTTGACTGTCAAACCGGCAGCTCTACTTGAAAGCCAGTCGTAGATTACATCCCCTGTTGCCGGGTCAAGGACTTTAACCCTCGGATAGAAACAGAAAGTTCTCTTTGAAGAGAAGTTGTTTTTAAAGCTAAGTGCCTCTTCTGGGGAGGCACCGGCAGGTGCGTTGATGAAAGCTACAGCCCTTATCTTGTCTGCTAAAGCAGACATGGATTGAGCTACGGTGGTTTTATCGGAAAAGCCGGGAGCGTCAAGAATTTTCGGGAAGAATCCGAAGGTGCTTTTTGCTTTTTCAAAAAGTTGTAGTCCTTCGGTTACATCTGTGTCAGCGACCTCTTCAGGGTTTTCTCCAACGCTTACCACTAAACAGGTGCAATCTTTGTGGTCAAAGTAGGCTCTTAAGGCTTTGTGAATTGTTGAGTTTGGGGTGGGTTCTCCGAAAACCTCAAGGGCTTCGTCCCAGTTCCTTACTACAAAAATTTCGTCTTTCTTTCCCAGCGGAGAGGTTCCAACAAGACCTATTATTGCGGATGGAACTTCTACAAAGGGAATTACGCCTTTTAGTTTTTCCGTAACCTTGACGCCGTGAAAGAATTCTGCCATCTCTCCTTACCTCGCTAAGGCAGTTTTTTTCAGTTTAAGGCAAGGAGAGACGGCAGGTGGAAAGGTTACCACTTCAAGGCAGTTTGAAACCTTTCAGCTTATCAACGTGGATAGGTTCAACTCTACCGTCTGGGTGGATTTTCACAAGAATAAATCGCTGTTTGAGTTTAACGGAGAAAAAGCTTAGCCTTCTTCTTTTTCTGAAAAGCGTGGTGATTGGGTAGCCACAGCGTTTTCTAAAGACCGCTTCCGAAATGAACTTAACCAACGCCTCCCTCCTCTAAAAGCTTCTGGCTCTCAACAAGTT